GCCTTGCACCTCGATGTTGCTGTATGTACTGCGTTCCAGGCTCTGGATCATGTGTGGAGGAACGCGAAACGCCCGACAGATCTCGATCACCTGATACTGCCGAGTCTCAAGGAACTGGGCCGCCTCATTGCTGCCGCTGAGCTCGTGCGCCTTCACGCCGTTGGGCAGGACCGCCGTGCGGAATGCGCGATCCGGCCCACGGTGCATCCGCTCCCACTGCTCGCGGAGTCGCTCAGCCGCCTCTGCCGGGATCGGGTTGTCGGACTCCAGCACAATGCCCGGCCTGGCACCGTTGCCAAAGTACGTACTGCCGTGGGCCTCCAACGCCTGAGCCAGCCCGATGGCATTGCGAAACAGCGTGTATGTCGGGATCGGCCGCACGCCGTCCTCGGTTGTGAACCGCAGGCAGAAGATCTGCTCCTGCGAGTACAGCGTCTGCTTGCCGCTCGGCTCGCGGTACTTGTACCGCAGGCTGCCGTTCTCCAGCCGCTCAACCTCCATGCGTGACGAGTGCAGCGGCCACAGTTCAGAAACGGCACCTCGAGCACCTGGGCGGATCTCGGCGTAGCTCGCACCGTAGTGCAGGTACATGCCGGTCATCCAATCCCTGAACTCCTGCGCCGTCTGCCACGGGTTCGGCTGCATGTGCAGCAGGCGGTACACGGGATGGCTCGGAGCCTTCTGCTTGCCGCCGTTGGTGAGCCGCTCGTATACGTGGAGCGGAAGAGCAGATACGGCGTCAGAGATCACACGGATGCACGCCGTGTAGGCCGAGCACGCCATTGAGTTGTCAGCGTTGACGCGGATGCCCGAGGGCGTGCGGCTGGAGGACGATTCCGTCCATTCGATGCCCCGAAGGTCGAACATCTTGAAATCGGCGACGGCGTTTTCGGTGGTCATACGATGAAGATGTCCCAGTTTTGCTCGGCAGCCTTTCGCACGCTGTTGGACTCCCACCCGCCCAGGGCGAAAATGAGCGCCACGATTCCGTCGATGCGGCAGGTGCTTTTCTTCTTCACCGGGCGTATGTCCTCAAAGGCCCCGGTTTCGACGGTCACTCCTGCGGCCATCCAACTCAGCACCGGGTTGCCTCGATGCCGAATCTTCTGCTGAAGCACCAGGCTCTCCAGCAACTTCGTAGGGCTGCTCATTGAGCGGAAACCCTGCCCAAATGATTCCACGGTAAGCCCCGCTCCTTGCAGTTCCACGCCCAACTGCACGGCCCCCGACATGTCCATCAGCACCCGCTCAACTTGGTGCTTCTTGGCGTAGTCCAGCACGTACTCGCGGATCACGCCGTGGTCGATCACGTTGCCGCTGGTGGCGGTGATCCAGCCTTCATTGACCCAGTGCTGGAACGGCTGGCGGTCTGTTCGCTCGCGTTCCATGATGAGGTCACGCGGACTAAACAGCATGCAGTCCACGTCGAACGTCCCATCGTCGTGCGGAAACAGCGCCGAGACGGCCGACAGGTCAGTGCTCTTCGACAAGTCCATGCCAAGGATGCACGGCCTGCCGGCAAGCGGCACCGGCGGCGGCAACGCACATGCGGCCCACTTGTCCGGGTCCAAGAAACGGTTGCTTGTCTCTGTCCAGATTCCCAATGAGTAACGCAGCCAGCCATTGAGCTTCGTGGCCTTGTTCTTCGCCTCCATAGCATCGGCAGCGAAGGACTCCTCAGTCATCGTCACGCCCATGCCTGGATTGCATCGCCTCCAGACGGCTGGCGAGAAATAGTCGTCCACGTCTTTTTGGGCGGCCCAGATCCGCCCATAAAAACGTGGATCGTAGGCCGGATCTGCGATTACCTGCTCTGCGTACTCGTGTTGTTCCCAGCAGATGGACTGCCGGTCACTGCCGGCCGTCGTAATGGTGCAAATGAGCGGCTGCGGCCGAGAGCGGCCAGAGTACCGGAGGGCTTCCCACAATTTTCGGTCTGGCTGGGCGTGCAGCTCGTCAAAGAATACGAACGAATAGGACGGGCCTTCAGCTGATCCAGCGTCCCGCGAGATAACACGCAGGCTGCTGTTGTTGCTCCGGTTCACAATCGTCTTCCGGCTGTCGATCACCTCAAGCAGCCCACGCAGTTCTGGCGACCCCAAGATCATCTTGGCCGTTTCGTCGTAGATGATCCCTGCTTGGTTCCGATCTTTCGCTGCGATGCAGCCCAACTCGCCAACGCCTTCCATGACGAGGTGCCAGATAGCCAGGCACGAAAGCAGGGTGCTCTTGGCATTTTTCTTGGGAACCTCGAAATAGGCGACGCGATACCGCCGCCGATTGTCCTTGTCCTTCCACCCGTAGAGGGGCCGGATCACTTCGTCCTTGTGCCAATCCAAAAGCCGGATCGGCTCGCCAGCCTTGGCCGTGGCACCGTCCTTCGTGTGGACGCAGACGCCCTCAAGGAACTCGATGATGAGCTCTGGGTCTGCCGGGTCGTACGTGAAGCCCTCGACCCACTCACGCCTTCTGGCGGCGGGCAAGGAACTTGGTGAGGACGCTTTCTTCCTTGGCATCCGGCTCAACCTTGAGGCTCGTTCTGGCCGCTGGCGACAGGCCAAAGTCGCTCTCTAACTGGCGAAGCTGGGCCGCTAATTTGTTGGCTATCGAGACTTCGGGACGCTGCGCGATGTATTTCACCTCGCCCTTGTCGTTGAGAATTGGGTACGTGTCGCCCTCTTTCTTGAGTTTCGCCCGCGTGGCAAGCCACCACTCGTACGTGTCGCAGTAGCGGGCAAGCGCCTCGATGTCGGCCCGCGTCATCACCTTCACCGCCTGGAGCAGCGGCAGCAGCTCGGCCCACTTGCCGGCGGCCACCTCGCCTAGGTGCGACGGCATCACAACGCCATCGGCTGGCGGCTGCGGCTCGGCCTTGTTAATTGGCCGGCAGCCGGGGTTGCCACGCATGATCTTGAGCTGCGTCGGCTGCGGTCGTGGCCCCCTTCTTCCCATCGTTTCACCGATCCTTCAATGGCAAGGCGAAGCTGACCCCGTAGCGCACGTGATGTGCATGCGTCCAACGTGCGGGCATTGTCAAGCAAACAGACCTACCCCCTGTCCGTTACTTGCACAGACAACGGTGGGACAGGCGACCGGGGTCTTTATTTGGCATAGTTGGGGTGATTCAGACCACCCTTCCACGTCGCTCAGCGTTGCCTCAGACGTGCCGTTTTCTGGCTGGCTGGTTGCTCGCGTCCGCTCGCGCTGCCGTCAGGTGGCTTCCTGGTGCGTCTGCGTGCGTTTTACGCCTTCGTTCTGCTCGCGTTTCGTCTTGCGTCCGTGACAACGGATACACAACGTCTGTCCGTTGCTTACGTCGTACCGTTCGCCACCTTGGCTGATTGGCACGATATGGTCAGCCTGTGCGTACCGTGGGCAGACGGCACCACACCCCCGGCATTGCCAGGCGTCGCGAGTTAGCACGGCCAAACGCCATGCCCTGTGCCGCTTGTCGCAGTATCCCCTTGCCGATGCGTTGGGCCTTGCCGTTTCGTCCCTGCGTGGGCGTGCTGTCCGCAGGCGGGGGGGGCTATGCGACGGTATCCGCTGTGGCATGGGCTTTAATCTCCTTGATGCGTTCCCGCAATCGGACGATCTCGTCAATGGCTTCTTGCAATGCCCTACGTTGCTCTGACACCTGCCACTCCACGTACCGCAATCGTTCAGGCAGATCCGTGCCAGTGTGATACGCGGCTGCGGCCTTGAGCCTGGCCAACAAGTCCGATTCCGCCTGCATCAGGTGGCCTCGGGCTCGGGCGGCAGCAGCTCGCGGTACGCGGCCTCGGTGATCTCGTGCAGCATGTGCAGGACGGACGCGACGGCCTCGCGGTCGCAGAACTCCGGCAGCAGCGACAGCAGTAAGCGGCCGTCCGTTGTCACAATGCCAGACGCCGCTGGACTCCAGATCGTTTCCGCGCGTTCGCTCGGGTAGCCAAGGCTCGCATCCACTGCGAGGCGAGCAGCCTCGTAGTCTTCATGCGACGCGACAAAGTAACGCTGAGTCAAAACGCCATCCCCCACTTGTTTTTGAGGTATGTCTCAAGACGCACAATATCCAGCGTTGGCAGTACGACCGGGTAGTAGAGAATCTCACCAATGGTAGAGCCAAAGTAACCTGCCGCTGATGCGTTCAGCCAGCGAGCGCCAATCGTTTGGAATGGTTGATTGCTGTTGGCGACGCTGCCGCTCCCAGCGACGCTAGTCCGCCCGTTTACTCGCGGAGACGGCACGGCAGTCCGCGTAAACGTCGCCGCAACGACACGCGAACGATGGTCTGCGGTGTGAGCAACTGTCACAGATGTATTCACGCCGCCGGTGCCTGACCATCTTCCGGCAGACCCAAAGAGGTCTGCGGAATCATTTGTTCCAATGGCAAATGCTTCGATAAACGGAGACGTGCTGATAAACGCACAGGCGTTTTGCGACCTTCCAGCAAACGGGCCGATTGCCGCCAAAAGCGTACCAAGCCCGCGAAACTGACCAGAGAACGCGAGCACGTCGTTAGAGCCATCAAACAACGCGGCCTGCCTGCCGTTCAGCGACGACACGCTCGGGCGGTTGGCTTCGACTGACTGCGCGAGCGCCGGGCCTGTTCCAGACTTTGTCCGTATCTCCGAAAAGAATCCGCCGATCTTGGTCGTGAACGCATCGTCCGAGAAGTCGTACCACGCAAGCATGGTGCCGATGCTGCGAGGGTCGAAGCCGCGAACGGCGTCTATGGCTGGCACGGCGCCCGGCGCGCCGAGTAAACCTTGCGGCATAGGGGCCGGAGCATATCCGCTGGTCAGCACGCCGTCGTTCACAGATCAGCCCCGAGCGCCGTCACGTCGATGCTCTCCGCGTTGTGCGTGCTGACACGCACCGACCAGGACGCATTTGGAAGGACGAGGTTGTTGTAGGTGGTGGAGACGCGCGTTCCCTTGACGCTCGCGGAAACGGTGGCAGCGGCCACGCTGACCTCATCGAAGAAGTAAAACGTCGAGCCGTCGTGCAGAAAGATTCGCACCATGCCTGCCGTCGTCGTGACGCGGGCCTGGATGACGATCTCTGCGATCCGCGTCCCAGTTGACGCCCCAGTGATGAGCGTCGCCACCGTCCCTGTGCCATCGCGGTTGGTGTTCGCCGTGGCGATGTTGACAGATGCGATGCGGGGCGTGACGGCGAATGCGGGCTCGGCGGCCATGACAATCTCCTATCGGAATGAAGACCAGAGGTAAATGTTGATCGCCGCGCGGGCGCGTGACGAGAGGCGGGCGTTGTTGAGCGTGCCGGTGGTCAGGTCCGTGGCCGAATTGCTTCCGGCTGCGCCCCATGACGGGGCTGCTGATGCGCCGTTGGATATGAGCGCCTGCCCGGCGCTGCCCAGCGCCAGCTCCTGCACGCCGCTCGCGTCGCTGTAAAACACCCGCCATGCCGTCGCGGTGTGATCGCTCGTGGACGTGATCGCGTGCGAGCGGTCGTGGAGTTGCGCGTGCGTGTGGTTGCCGATGGCAACCGTGGTCGAGGTCGTGCCGGTCGGGATGCGGTCGATTGAGAGCGTTCCGCTCGTCACGTCCGAGGCGGCGTGAGTGTGCGTCTCCGCCGCGTAGTTCGTCGCGACGCTGATCACGCCATCCGTGATCGTCACGCCGCTGCCGACCTTGACGCCGCCGAGGACGCTATCCGTAGCAGTCGGCAGCGAGTACGGCGT